CCAAATTGATAAATCTGATGTCAAAAGTGCAATAGGAATTGATGTTGGCGTCAAGACATATGCTGTTACTAGTGATGGAGAACTAATCAAAAATCCACATTTTCTTAAATCATTATCAAAAAAACTAACTGCATTTCATAAGGATTTGTCAAGAAAACAAAAGGGATCACATAATAGAGAAAAGTCTAGAATTAAATTAGCCAAATTATATAAAAAGATTACCAATAAGCGACAGGATTTCATAAAACAAAACGCATCAGCGATAGCCAAGTTGTATGACTTTGTTGCTGTGGAAGACTTAAACGTGGCAGGAATGGTAAAAAATCATAAACTTGCCAAAGCGATTATTGATGTATCTTTTGGTATGTTTCTTAATGAATTAGAGTGGCAATGTAAGAAACGAGGAAAGATATTTCATAAGATAGATAGATGGTATCCGTCTAGTAAAACGTGTAGTTGCTGTGGCTATATTAAACCTGAACTTAGTCTTTCGGAACGCACGTTTGTTTGTCCTGTTTGCCAAACATCGATAGATAGAGATGTAAATGCATCAATTAATATCCTTAGAAAAGGATTGGAAGATTGCAATATTAATATACCCCAGGAACTGGGGAAATTTACGCCTGCTAGATACGAGAGCACATTAGTGATTTCGGAGTAGGAAACTACCGTTCTTTAGCAACGGTAGTAGTTCATGTTCCTCTTATTTGGACAAAGAAAAGAACATTTCCTTTGCCTTTAGTCAAAGAAACTTTTGTATGTTGGGCTATAATTGATCCTGAAGACATGAGGAGGTCTTTCAATGATTAAGGAGGTAAAATGCGTTTTGTAAAGTTCCCGTCCATTGAAAATGTCGCGAATGTTGTTGATAAGGAAGAATTCGCTCGATTTGTCGGTTCTATTGATTTTAGCCGAAAGAACGATATTCCCGTTGATGAGAATTGGGTTGTGCTTGAAAAGATCGATGGAAGCAATGTTTCGTTCCTCATCAATAAGCATGAGTACAAGGTCGCAAAGCGTAACAGCCTTATCGCTTCTGAAAATGATCTGAACGCCATTGGCCAGTCTGTTCATGATTTCGAGCCGTCCATCCATAAGATTCAAGATTCTCTGAAGGAAGGTGAGGAAATCACGCTCTTTGGTGAGTATTTTGGTCTTGGAATTCAGAACAGAATCTTCTACGGTCGTGGTAAGTATTTCCGATTCTTCGCTCTTGTTCGCTGGGAGAACGATATTCCGAATTTCTGCTCTTGGCATGAACTTGAGGACTTCATGAAGGGAGTTTTTGGCGAAGAAGGTCAGGGAATGCTTGCTCCCGTCCTCGCGAAAACTCATACGTTCCAAGAAGCCCTTGCTGTTAAGAATGATGGTATTTCGACTCTGACTGACGTTGAACACGCTTCGATCATGGAAGGCACTATTATTCGTCCTTACAATGTGAGCGGATATGGTGTGGATGCTGATGCTATTGTGAAGAACAAGAATGATTTCTTCAAGGAACAGCGCGGTATCAGTAAGACCGAAGAACTTGGTGATCTTGTCAAGATGCACGTCGAATTCATGCAGGACTACTGTGTGAAGAATCGGATGTATTCCGTCTTCAGTAAGGAAGGAAATCCGAAGAGCATGTCCGAAATTGGTAAGTACATTGGACTCTTTCTTAAGGATGCCATTGATGACTATGCAAAGGATGTTCCTGAGATTATGACGATGGATAAGAAGGATTTCCGATATGTGACGAATATCAAGAGCCTTGGCTTCAAGATCTTCAAGGAAGTTGTTGCTGAGATTGGTCTTGATATCTAATCAAAAGGGGTTCGCAATGAACCCCTTTTTTAGTTTACGTAAGTATTTGGACTTCCGACTCCAATGGTATCACCACATGTAATATTTGGCATTGGAGAAAGTGCCATTGCCATAGCAGAACCATTAACAAACACATTGGGACTTCCTACACAAACCATGCCTCCATGTGGGTGCTTGTCATGATATCTCTTATGAGGTATAATTTGAGCACCAATGATTGCAACAGCAGAGCCGTTGACGAAAACATTTGGACTACATGACCCTACAACTGTAGTTGGAGGGGAACTACATGTTCCCAACGTGGTTGAACCAAGAAATGCTACAGGAAACGGCATTTTAGTGCATGCAAAGAACGATAGTTAGAGCCGCGATAACGAAGACAATGAAAAGAACAACATGAGAAAGTCTTTCCAATTTCTTTCCGTTTTCCACGCTATAATCTTCTGTTTGCCCTTCTTTTGGTTCGATGATCTCTTCCACCTTAACTTCTTCAATCGGAGTCGTTATGAAAGGAGGATCGATTGGAATAATCGGCTTTGCAACAGGCTTACGCTTTCTTGTTGAGGTCTTAGCCGTCGTTTTTGTTGACGTGGTCGTTGCCTTCTTACGTCTCGTATAAGTGCGCTTCTTCTTAGGAGTTTCCGTTGTTGCTTCTTTTTTGATTTCTTCTGTCATATTTTAAAATCTTATGTTGTTGGAATTGCTTTTACTGTAACTACTGAATCATCAATCGTTACAAATGTATTTTGTGTACTTGATACATCTCTTGAAACGGGAACGATCTTGAAATAGAAGTTCAATCCTTCCAAGGCATTGCATCTGAAGTTTTCTATACTTAGGATACCATTTTTGTAATCAATTGTCCCGACGCTCTTGACATACACTTTGTTGCCCAATTCATCATAATAGAAAAGGTTTAAGGTATTGCCGATTGGATCGTCATCGATATAGCAAACAGAGCCTGAAACGTATGGACATTCAAATCCCGTTGATAGAACGCTTTCGCTTGCTGTGCCTTCTTTCAAAATTTCGTTAAACACATTGACCGTATAAGAGTGCTCTTCACCATCCAAAGAAAGAGCAAGATCCTTATACAGTGTTACCTTTGTCGAATTGTTTAAAACAGAATCATCAACACTATCGATTGTAGTGCTTAATCGAGAGAAACGCAATACAGAACCATAGTCGTTGAGATTTTGATCGTTATAATTCACTATTGTACTTAGGGTTAGGTTTTCTAGATCCTCTGCATTGGATGCTGTTTTCGATTCGTCATAATACAGATTGATGTCCAAGCCAACACGCACGTACTCAGGATCAACGAATTCAACCAATTGTGTTAACACCTGTCTTTTCTGAAGAATTTCATTCTTGATGTATCTTTTTTCAGATTCAGGCAGAACCTTTCCCGTCTTTGGAATGATCGAAATAAACACCTTACCATACTGTGGAGGGTTCATGGTTTGACCACCCCAAGCGTTTACAGACTTGGCGTTGGAATACAAAGCCTTGATCGTGTAAATGTAATCGTTAGCCGTCACACAACGGTTTTGTGTGGTAAAATATTTTGGAGCATTGTAGCGAATTTCTTCAACCGTTTCGGGTTCTTGACCTCCAGAGGCTACAGTTGTACACACAACTTTGGATGAGAAGTTAGAACCAAATGAACCATTAAAGGTGAAGGATTTTGCACCGTTAGCGTCACTGCCATGGCATGTTAGGTATGTCACTACGACAACATTGCCCGTCACCAAAGCCTTTCCAAATGTTCCGTTTCCGAATTGGATCTCATAGTAACCCTTCGGATTATTTCTCAGGAAGAAAACTTTGGAATTCCCGTCAAGGGAAAGGAATGATTCTGCCTTTGTATAGATTTCGTATGAACTGCTTTCAGCGTTTTCATACACTCGAACGTTCAAAGAGGTTTGGTCTACATTTTCTGAATCGAGCACAAATGTCTCATAGTATGATCCCCTATACTCTTTGGTAAGAGTCATGAAAGCACCTTCTTTAAGTTCTACGTTAGAGAAGGTGTAAACATTTCCGCTCAAAACACCTCTAGTTGATCCTGTCGTATAGAAGGTGTATTCTTCACCGTTGATCGTCGTTTTGAACGGTGTGTATGGGTTCAAAACAAGATTCGCTGGCAGTTCCGTCTCTGAGGTATCGATATTAGCCGTAAGAATAAGGTTTACAACAGCGGTTGACGAAATGTATCCTCTTGCTGTATAATTAAGAGTGTTGGCATGGGATAGAATATTTTGACGCTTTACTGCACTGTCAAGGAAACTTTCATTTAGTGCAAAGTTGTCATATGTTCCATTGTAAATCGTGTTATACGTTAAGAGACTAATCAGGCTCGAAAGACCTGATGCAGAAAAATCATAGTCTTTGAACGTTGTCTGATATTGCATAAAGGCTTTTAGACTAGCCTCAAGACTATCAGGTGAGAGATTTGATGTAGTATAACGACTTGATTTTGTTGTAGCCATTATCTCGCCCTATAAACAGAAAATTTGTAAGTGATGGGATTGGTTGTGTTCACAATAACGAATGTAATGCTTATGCTAATAGAGTTATTATTTGGATCTTCTTTGACATCCACAGATTTAACAGAAACCCTTGGCTCGAAGTTTTCAATTGCTTGTTGGATGAGATAACTCATGTTTACTTCAGTAACAGAATTGAAGGGTTCAAATAACAAGGCATTAACTTGAGAACCAAACCGTGGTTGAAAACCTCTTTCAAAGAATCTTGTCATAATAAGATTCTTTAAGGCTTGTTTAACTGCATTAGCGTCAAGTTTTTTGGACACATCTCTGGTGATAGGATTCATCTCAAATGATAGATCCAAATCAGAATATGTTCTAGAAATATTGCCCATGAAACATTAAATACCAATACTTTAAAGGTTATTTATCCATTGGAAACCATATTGAATTTCTTACCTTTTTTAGTTATCGGCATTTTTGTTGAAAGGTGTTATGTATTTTTTCAGAAAGTGTATGACATATATGTCGATATTAAAATAGAGAAAGAGTCTTCTAAAAGAATAGTTGCAGAACTTGAGAAATATCGTGAGTGGGTTAATTCCGCGAACGATATTAACGAGTTGGTGAACGCCGTAAAGACATTTGAACTGCCTTTGACGAGACGTGGTACGATTGAGATTTTTGGAAATTACGGGTATGTTTATGAATATTCCTTTGATTTTCTTAATTTCGATAGAGAAAAGTTTCTGACTTTCCCAAAGAGGAATTTTTTGAGAGATAAATCCCGTTTGCTTGAAGAAATTGATCGGGACATAAATGCTTTAAAGAAAAAAATTTAAGGAGAAAATCGATGAATTTTAGAAATTTCATCAGTTGGTTTCAACGCGTGGTACTTTCACATCGGTTTGGGTCGCACTATAGAAGGCTTTTCGAATTTTTCATAAAATGGAACAATGACATTACCTCAAAAGAGGAATACCATGAATTCTTCTTTGAATTGGACAAGTGCTTTAAGTTTGTGTTTGGTGAGAAGTTGAAGTTGAATATCACAGAAGAAGAGTTCAATAAAATGTCCGTAGAAGGTGTTCGAACCCTCGTTAATGACGCTTTAAACGATATGCTTTCCCGTACATAAAAGAACCCCCGTCAATCAACGGGGGTTTATATTATCCTAACTTTTCTTCAAGACGTTTAATCTTTCGTCTCATTAAAGCGCTCTCAAGCACAAACACCTGATTATATGAGACGGTATAAGTATCGTCCTTTTCCTTAAACACGATACCATACTCAAAAGGATCGATTCCTTCGTCTTCGAAAGCCTTGATTACTTGCTGTGCAATGACACCAAACCAAACTTTCGGTGGAGTGATTCCGTTTTCCTCTTCCTTTAAGAAGAATTCCTTATACTCTATCTTTTCCCAAATGTCAAGGATTTTGTCGGGAATTGGTGCAATAGAAGACTTACGTCTTTCGTCAGACGTTGTCTTTAGAGCGTTTGCGTAGACAAAGTTAAATTTCTTACTTGAACTACCTATATCACACGTTTTCCCATAAACAGGCATAAGGGATGTGTCTTGGTAAACGCACATCATGCCCGATTCCAGCGGTGTTTTGACGGTAATATTATCAGTTTCCGTAGGCTCTGTAACGATCTTTACAGATCCTGAACCTCTTTCAGATGAAACAAAAGAAAGCGTTGTCATGTGTAAAAGTCTGATTTATTGATGTATTTATACGCATTAAATACCTAAAACCGTTTGTGTAACCTTTTTGGTATTCTATGAAACATCAAATGAGTCAAATCTTCTATGGAATTGTTGAAGATCGGAATGATCCTTTGAAACTTGGCAGGGTCAAAGTACGTGTTGCGGGATTGCATACCCATGACATTAACGATCTTCCGACAGCAGATTTGCCGTGGGCGCAAGTTCTACAGAGAACGTATGGCGGATCAGAAATTCCACAGGAAGGATCTGAGGTTGTTGTACAGTTCGTAGATTATCCGACATGCCAATATCCTATTGTCATGGGGTTCATCAATACAATTCCACAGGATAAGAGTGTTTTCGTTGATGTAGAGGAAAAGCGTCCCCTCTTTAAGGATCTTATTGCACCACAGGGAAGAAGCATTCCAAAAACATTCGAAGAATCTACAGGGGGAGTTGGTTGTGCCGTGGTTCTCCCAGCGGACTCCTTAAACGAAGCGGTGGATTTGAAGACGGAAACCCAATTGTCTTTGGTCAGTTCTCCTTCTTCAAAAGAATCCCTCATGAGTTTGAGCATGCAAGAAAACGCTTTCTTGCTTGGATCTGGCGGTGCTCTTGCCGATAGATACACGGATGTTGGAAAGGTTTCACCGTCACCGTGGGATGTCGTTCTTCGTATGAAGCAAACGACGGGTTCAACGTCTTCTGCCTTGAGTGTTATTTCGGGTTCATATCTTGACTCAAAATTGAGAGGCAAAGTACCCAATAGCCTCATGAAAGTCATGAATAGCACGATTACCGACTTCGGTATATCTGCTTTGCAATACATGGCATTAACATCTGAACCTCTGTCAGGTGTTATGGGTGCTCTTAATTCTTCAATTGGTGCTCTTTCTGTTGGTGCAAACGCCGCATCGCTGTTAGCAAATTCCGCCAATGAGATGATGCAAGTTGGATCACAAGCGTTAAGCATTGGCGCAGGGATTAAGACGATGAATTTTGGAAGCGTATTAGGATATGCTTCTTCAATGTCTCCGTTCTCGACAGATTCTATCAAATCTGAGGCTAAGAAAGAGATGCAGTCTCAGGCGAAATCGATGGTCTATGGTGCAGTCGAAAGTGCGCTTTCTGACATGAAATCCGCCGCCGTGGAAAAACTTGGATCGTGGAGTTCCATCAATGAGCATCTTGAGGCAGGGGAGTCTATTTCTGACGTTACATTCCCAGCCGCAGTTGCATCTTATGACGCTTTGGTTGCAAAAATTCAAGCGTTTGACATCTCCGCATTGATCAACAATGTTATATCAAGCATCCAAAACTTCATTTCAAGCATTGTTGAGAAGATCACAAACTTTGTCGTTGGTATTTGCCAATATGCAAAGGCTATGATACTCAATATGATTACTAACATCAAAACGTTGATAGCAACTATCACGAAGATGATCAGTAATCTTAAGATTGATGAGAAGTTTCAGCAAATGAACGCCATGGTTGCATCCGTTGCAACGGCTCAAGTTGGACGTGGATATGCTTCTTCAAATTATATCGAAAATCGATATAATGGTAATATGAACGCAATCCGTGAAGTTGGTGCTTCTGAAATCGATGGATCTTACTTTAAGGAAGTTGGTGAAGGAAACACGCCCCCTATCAATGGTGCATGGGGTGGGCCAAACTCACGCGGTTCAGATGCAGTACCTGAGACCCCAGAACCAACCAATAAGGCAATGTTCCCATGTGGGGTAAATCGTGATTTGAATGTTTCCTTGCCGTCTGAAGTGTATGGAAATGGCGCTTCTCAAATTGTCTCCGTTTCATCAAACAATGCACTCACGGGCGAAATTGTTCATGGATGTTGGAGTGCTATTTCCGTTGGAGAGTCTCAAAAGATCATCAACGCGTTAACGCAAATTGGTATAACAAATCCTGAGCGACAGATTGACGTGTTCGGTATCATGGCAAGAGAAACGGGAGCATTCTCGCAGTCAGCCAAATCCGAAAACTTAAATTATACCTCAACGGCAAGCATTTTGAGAAATTTCCGTTCTATTCTTTTGAAGAAAGGATACTCCACAGAAGAACAGATACAGGAACTTGTCGGAAACCCCGAGAAACTTGCCAATGTCGTTTATGGCGGTCGATATGGCAACAATAATTCAGGGGACGGATGGAAGTATCGTGGACGTGGTTATGTTCAACTCACTTTCAAGGATAACTATTCCGCTTGCGGTAAGAAAGCCTTCTCATGGGGTGTTATTGATAACCCCTCAAAGTGGTTAGCAAATCCCGACTCTGTTCTCAAAACAGAGGATGCTCTTTGGTCTTCTATTGCGTATCTTGTTGTCCATGGTGCAACTAAGAAAACGGATCTTCGCGGACTTTGTGGTTGTGTCTCGAACGTTACAGATGATCAGTATAATAAAGCATTATACTATCGTAACCAATTGGCAACGTTCTTTAACGCCAATAAAGAAAAGTCGAACAAGTTAGAAGAGACTAAGGTTGCAGAAGCAAATGGTATCGATTCTTTCGATAGAAAATATACCAAGAATTCGGAGCACCTTAAAGCGATTTATAAGAACATTGAGAAATACGGTATCACCACTAAAGAGGCACAAGCGTCCTATCTTGCAATAGTAGGTGCGCTCTGTGATTTCGTTCCTACTTTGGAAGACTATCAGTATTCTTCAATCGAGACCATCAAACAGGAATTTCCTCGTACTTTCCAAAAGGACGATTCGTCGGGAAGTTTGGCAAGAAAATACTTGAATTGGACAGAATCCCGTGAGAAGTTCTTTGGGTTCGTCTATGACACAGCAAATGACGGTCAAAGTATCGGGAATACCAAGGTCGGAGACGGTGCTTTGTTCTTCGGCGCTGGTCTTATTCCTATCTACGGTCGCCTTGCTTATGAACGTTATGCCAAAATAGCAGAGTCAATCGATTCTTCTAAGGCAGAAATCATTCGTACGGGCGCGAACAGTCTTGTTAATGACTTAGAAGCATGCAATATTGTTGCTTGCAACGTTTTCCTTGATAAGATGAAGGATGTAAGCCCAACCGCACATCCTCAGTACTTCTACGAGGCAAAACAGAAGTTCCTTTCTACGGATGAACAAAAAACAAAGGCAGAGCGCCTCTATGCTCATTTCCTAGGAACAAATACCAATAAACTGTTTGATGAGTCTTCAAAGACGGCAGGGAATGAAAGCAATCCAAATACGCTCGAAGGCATCAACAATAAGGACAATCAGGAAGGCGCATACGGATTTGCAGATCCTAACAAGAAATATCCTTTGAATGAGACGCGCAATAAGTCAACCGTTTCTAAGGAAGGAAAGGGTGTAATTAGTCATTCTATCGTATCTCTCAAAGAAAGTCTACGCCGTCTTGGTATTCCGACAGCAATGAATGGTGTTGCATGGAATCAGCCCCATTCGTCGTTTGGTGCGACATATCCTTATAACCATGCGATAGAAACAGAAGGCGGACATCTGTTTGAAATGGATGACACACCCAACCATGAGCGCTTGCATTTGTATCATAAGAGTGGTACTTTTACAGAAGTTGATGTAAGTGGTACAAAGGTTTCTAGGATTGTCGGTGACGGTTATACTATCGTTGACAGAAACGGTTTTATTTCGATTGATGGTTTCTGCAATGTGACCGTTGGTGGAAATGTCAATATCTACTGCAAGAGCGACGCAAATATTCAGGTTGAAGGCAACACTGAAGTGAAGTGCGGTGGAAATATGAACATGGGTGTTGCTGGGGACTTCAACCTCGCCGCACAAGGGGATATTTCCATGTGGTCGAATGGAACGTTTAACTTGCAATCAGCAAAGAACGGACACATTCGTACCGAGAAGAACTTGTATGTAACTGCCAATGGTGAACTTCATGAACATTCTACAGGTGATTCATATCGTTCTTACATGGGGACATCCAATGAAATCGTTGGCGGAAAGACCTTGGAATTGTATTGCAGTGGGGTTGACACTACCATTCTCGGGAGTGAAACATCAGCAATTTCGGGTGGAAGAAAGACTACTATAACAGGAAATGACGTAACACGTGTTCTCGGTAGTCTTAAAAATGTGTCAAATGGCAAGATGATTCTTACCTCAAGTTCTGACATCAATGCCTATGCGGCGAACATCAACACATCGAGCGATTTGATGACGAATATCTTCTCGAAAGAAGGTGTGTTGGTTAACGGTGCTCTTGAAACAACCATATCATCCGTTAACACCGTAGTAAGTGCTACTACTCTTTTATCCTTAACGTCAAGTGCAATGACAAGCATTTACGCTGGCGGTGGTTTGGGAATGGTTGCTCAGAGTTTCATTGGAATTGACTCAACGGCAGGGTTGTTCTTTAATTCTGGCGTTGGTACGGGTGTTGGTTCTCTCGGTGCTTCTGCCAATGCTGTTGCAATTTCTCAATCTGCAACGGTTTCTGCTTTGATTCTTGCCAATGGTGCTGTGGATAACCTTCCCGACATCAATTTGTCGTTTGATTCTCCTGATTATGCAACAAAGGCTGTGATCCACGGAATGACACCTCCTGCAAAGGGATATCCAATGTATCCGAACATTGAACCGTGCTCAATTCCTGAGCCAATTGGTGAGGATGAGTTCGCTATTGAAACCGAAGACGAAGGTGCAACAAAACTTGCTATCTCCGATTTGCAAACCAAGATTGCACAGGAAGGTTTGTCTAACACATGCGAAGGTGGTACGGCTATGCCTTCTGGGGCAAGTTCTTCTAGGATCGAAGGTCTTTCTGAAGAGCAAGTTGCAAATATCAATAGTACATTCAATTATACATCAGATTTCAAACTTTCGGAGCACTTCACGTTGGGTATGATGTTTGATGGTGGTTTCAATGTGAAGCATAAACTAAGGGATCAATGCGGTCTGACAAAGCAAGAAATCGTTACAAACCTTTCTCTGCTATGCACAAACGTTCTTGAAAAATACCTTGAGTTCTTGCCTGACGGAATTAATGGCTATGGAAAGTTGTGGAAAGTCACTTCAGGATACAGAATGTGCGGTGTCAGTGTCAAGGGAGCAAGCAAAGTCAGTGACCATTGCAAGGGACGCGCATGTGACATTCAGATTTTTGGACGTAACAAGCGTAAGCACTATGAACTAGTTCAGTTCCTTGAACACGCGGTGAACTACGATCAATTGCTTTTGGAGTATCGTGGTAAGAGTTCTGTGTGGATTCACACGGGCTATAGAGGTGCTCAAAATCGCCATATGGCAATGACCATGTTGAATGATCGTAAATACAAAGACGGTTTTGTTCTCCTAGGGTAAAAGAAAAGGCAGAGGTTTTCTCTCTGCCTTTTTCTTTAATATGCGTCTTTCGAGAATCTGTCAAGTGTTGAAGCCGCATAAGCATCAACGTTCGGACTTGGTCTTACGACAAGGCTTTGAGGCAGACTGCTTCCGCCATTGTTGACAACGTTGCTGTTCATGTTATTGACAGTAACTCCATTTCCTCCCGCAATCTTGGCAAGTTCAGAAGCAATGATCTTATCATGCTCTCTTTGATCACCAATAGCATCAGAGAAGGAAACGTTTGACATTGTCGTTTCAGGCGTTTTAATTGTCAAAGATGACGGATTGGTTATCGTTGGTGCTTTAACTACAGGTGTTCTTTCCGTCTCATCCAAGTCTTTCACTAGAACGTCTTCACCGTTGCTTGCAACCGAATCCGCTTTTACTGTGTCAATATAACTGAATGTATCTTCATCGTCTGTTGCATAAAGTTTAACACCTTTCTTTTGAAGTTCCCGAATCTTATCCTTATCGTAGATAGAAACCGTCTTAATTTGACCGATTTTGTCCCCACTCTTGTTCACATTGGAAAGGTCTTTATGCAAAGAACTTCTTCTATTTTTATTCATTCTTTGCAATTTTGTTACAATATTCGATAGGTGCTTTTGCTCTTGTTCGGAAACTAGTTTAGTACCATCTTCATCATAGAATGCGCCATTTTTAAAACTAAAATTGACTCTTCCCTTTTCATCCTTGCTTTGTTCAAGAGCGGTTTCAAGAGAAACAAGTGCATCGTATTCTTCTTTTGTACCACCGTTTTCTGCTAACAATCCGCGAATGGTTTCAATACGCATTTGCATTTCGTTGAAGTCAATTTTTCCATCCTTGAATCGTTGGTTCATGGCATCAGTCAATTGACCTTTCGTTGTTTCTTTGTTACGATTAACCTGTTGTGCTAATCTGTATGCTTCTCTCGGGTCGAAGAAGTTCTGAGCGCCCTGTAACCCTTTACCAAGATTATTGGTATAATCGTTTGCCAAAGGATCGTAACTCTGTGCAATCATTGTATTGGCACGATCAATCCCAGCAATTGTTGTATCATCCAATGCTTTAGGTGCATCGGTTTCCTTCATAGCATCATGAATATCTTTTGCGGCGAGTGCTCCTGCGGCTGTCAAACCAACTACAGGGACTGAACTTAGAACTTCAAGCCCTGCTCCTGCAAAATCACCATTAAAAGCACGTTGGGCGGCGAACCCAAGCCCTGCTAACACACCAAGAAGCGGAATCTGCTTAAGAGCCGTCTTGCCCAAGGTCTTAGCCCCAATTTTTCCTACAGTCTTGGCAAGCCCTGCCTTCATGGAGGATGTTGCTTTTACACCCTTAGATGCTACGCTTTTTGTCTTTTCAGAAACAGATGAAACAGTATCAGCAACCTTATCCTTAAGTGATCCAATCGGCTTTGCAAGTTTGTCCTTAAGGGAATCGATTGGCTTTGCAATTCTATCCTTAAGAGATGTAATTTGCTTGATTGGCTCTTTCTTTGGTAATGTTTTTGTTGGGACAGTGGTTGGTATCTTCGGAGGCAATTTTCCTCGTGTGAAGATGTCTGCAATCTTTTTTGCTCCAAATGCACTAGCAATAGAGGATGCAATACTTGATGCAATGCTTGTTGCTTTGCTTGACTCATCCACAACACCCTTGGCTTTACCCAAAGCAAAGTTATCTTGATTCTTTAAAAGGAACTTCTCAATATTTCGCGTTGTCTCTTCCAAACCGACAAGGTATTCCAACTTGTTATCGATAGCAGTTAGAACGTCGTTCTTTGCGTCTGCCTCAGCCATGGCGGCCGCACGTTCATTAAAACTGTTGTTATCGGCTTGTCTTTCTACAGCGGAATCACCAATAAGATCATTTTCTGACTTTTGAACATCTTTGTTGGTTTCAGGATTGTACTCATTGGTCTGCTTATTCTTAGCAAACATTGATCCAATCCCTTTGAAGAACGTCGGGATTGATTTCAAGTCGTTGACGGCTTTCTCAAAGTTTTGCTGTGATTGACCTCCCAATGAGTTATAAACCGCTTTATAGAAAAGGCTTCTCTTCTTATAAGAATCCTCAGTCTCTTTTCTTCTTCGCTCTTCCTCTTCCTTTCTTTGTCTTTCCTCTTCTTCCCTCTTTCTCTCTGCTTCTCTCTCGATCATTTGTTGCAGAAGATTAAGTTCTTCGCGAAGGTCAACTCTGCTGTTAAAGACATTATCGGATGCTTTGGATAAAGCGGATGACATGTTGCCAAAACCATCTGACACTTTATCATAATTGGATGCAAATTTTTCAAGGGATTTATTGGTACGTTCAAGTTTCTCTCCATAAGAATCAAGAGCATTCATAAGCGAACTAATCGCGCTATCGTTGCTCTTTAAATTCTTAGAGAACTTCTCCGCTTCCTTGTTTAGTTTTTCAAAGCCGTCTGCGTTAACGGTAATTGTTGTTTTTGTATCCATTTTTTAAAAAGCGCTTTGGTTTCTTGAATTCTTTCTATCCTCAAGATACTGATTAGTCATATTAACATAGATCTGTCTTTCGAAAGGGTACATGTTTTCTATGTCAGAGAGAGACCAATTGTAAAATTGGTGTAAGTTAAAATTGGTCTCATAGAACTTATCAAGTGATTCATGGGATAGATTTATGCGAAAAAATCAAGGAATCCTTTCAAAAGTCGAACGTTGTGTTTTCCGCATGTTGGACAATCCCATTCAACTTTAATGACAGCCTCGGGGATATTTGCAAACCAAGATGCTAGAATCTCGTACTGTTCGAGGGTTAATGATTCAATCCATTCGATGATTTCTTCTGTTGAATGCTCTGAGCATTCGATTGTCTCTTCTTTGGTGTAAATCTTATCGATTTGATTTGCGACAATCCGCATGCCTTTTTCGATTGTGTTTTCCTCGTTTCTGTGCTTAATGAAGTCCTCAAGGAAAGGAGGCTTCATGTGCACCATAAGTTCAGGGGAAAGATGCAAGTCGTATGTAAAACTGTCAATCCCAGAGACTTCGACGTTTTCAAGATTGAGAACAACGTTTGCTTCTCTTGATTCAGGATTTGCGTCGTGTGCTTCTGACTCTCCGTCACATTCAAGACGAAGGACAACACGGTTTCCAACGGAAATAGAACGCAAATGGCAGAGAATAAATTCAAAGTCAAAAATAGCAAGTTTTGACACATCGATTTCGTCGAGGCAACAAGACTTGACAACTTCTTTAAGAGTGTTTAAAATAATAGTATCGTCTTCTGAAACCTGAGCAAGCATTAAAGCCTTATTCTCTTTCATCAGAAATGGTCTAAACTTAAACTTCTTATTAAGGCTAGGAATCAGAATTTCGTATGTCGGATGCGAGTTAGATGGAATTTTCATCTGTCTTATTCTCTTTCTTCATATTGGCAATCATTTTAGCCAAATCAGTTGTTGTACCACTGAACACTATATTGTTGTTGGTAATGTTCTTCACAGAATTGTCTTGAGTATTTGTCGTTGAATTGTTCGACAGTGTACTCTTAATGATTTCCTGTGCTCTTGTCTTCATGATGACATCTTGCTTCTTTTGTGTCAGGTCAAGCATGCGAATGTTCATCTGTGCAACCTGAGACAACACCTTTGAGGCTGAATCGATTGCTTTGGTTTCTTCTGTGCTTTCCGCTACAGAGATAGCGATATCAAGAAGACTGTTTCCTTTTTCAATATATGCTTTCAGATTATCACGGGCGAGTTGATAGTCATCCGATACAGCGGTTTTAATCTCGTTGTCTTCGGCTTCCTTGATTTCGTCCTCATTATATAAGGATACATTTTGGGGACGATACTCTGCAACCTCATTTTCAGAACTTTCTTCGTCCGAAAATTTTGCCACGTTGTCATCTAGAGTTGACATTTTATAATCGTCTGAAGGTTCTATATCAAAAATGGTATCGAGGTTTCTTTCTGTTTGTGTTAGCATTAGATACCTCCTTTCATTTCTTTGATCGCTTCGGGTTTTGATAACGTTCGAGAGTTTTTATAGCGAAATGCTACCTGAATAACCATTGGAGCGTTTTGTGACTCACCGTTTGGGTTTAATGGGTCAATAAAGAATGGCCAAGCCTCAAAAATTTCAACACCAAAGAATGGATCTGCATTGCGATAACCAAGGCTTGATGCTGATTCAGATGTATTGCGGTCAGATTTAATCGCTTTTGTAAGGCACAAAACCATTTTTGGACAGATATAATCATCGTACCAACCAATGATTCTATTTTGCCTACCATTTGATGCTCCCGCAGATTGATAGATCATGTTTCTCCATTCTGAGAAAAGAGTAAGAATAATACCCTTTTCGTCAAGATAGAAAGACATCGTTACATTCTGTGTATATGTAAACTCCGTGGGGAATGTTCTAACTTCACCATAAGATCTGACTTGACTTGAATCAAGGTCAGCAACAACAGGGCAGTTCCATGTGGTGCAAAAAAGTTCAAGGGCATTGTTTATTTCATTCAGATCTGTATACCCCAATTCATTCATTCTGTTTATTAGTTTTTGAGGCAGAACAAAGAATACAGAATAGTGATTGCTATGTGCTACACCAATATTATGAATGGTTTCAAAAATATTTTTAACTTTTCCGTCAGCCATTTTTATATCAATTTCTTAAACTTATTAGCATCTTCACCGTAGAACTGCTGAATTGGGAGCATAATAGCACGAGGATAATCATATACCTCAATCAGTTTATACGGTGTCAAAATGTGATCAGACAGATAACGGTGCACCGCATATTCTGCCAATGGGACGCGTGAAAACCCTTCTAACAATTGATAGGTAACACGCATTTTCTTTCCCTCAGATGCTTTCAGGTTAAATGCCTTCTCCAATTTCCACAAAAGCCATGCTCTTGCTTTGTACGGTAGATAGTGGAAGTTAATTCCTATAAACCCATTATCTGTTCGCCTGAAAGGAATAACAAGAGGGTACTTATCCCATACAGGAAGTGTTTCGTGGTACTTTGGAAAATATCCAAACATGAACATCTGCCCAATCATAACGCGCTTGCGAACCATATCACCTTCAGCCATAATGAAGTGACGCTTATTGAAACGCTTTCTTCGCAATTGCAAGACTTCTGTTTTATACCAACCAATGGAGGCTGTTGCCATATCCCTTAGGAAATAGCGACGGTCTCCAAAATATCTATCAAATGCGGTATCAACTTCCGATTTTGTGCTCATTATTTCTTAATTCCCAATTCTCGTTCAGTTAATACGACAAATTCATAACCCATTTTCTTTGCATATTTCTTGGCGGCTTCCCATTTAGCCTGATTGACATGATAGGTCTTCTCTTCTTCAAGCACACGTTCAACCTTTGGGGGTCTTTTGCACTTTGAATAATCGGGAGGATAACACTGTGACAACGGCTTAATTTCGATCAAATAAGTTTTAACTTGACCTTGCTTGTCTTTAATCCTTACCCAAAAATCGACAAAGTACCTATGTATTTTATTATCAACGGGACTGACATAAGGAATTACCTTTGTTTCACTCCCCCACTGAAGAACAGAAGGGTTTTTATCAGCCCAAATGGCAAATCGTGTTTCCCAAGATGAACGCATGAATATTTGCGTTGGATCGCCAATATACTTATTCACATTCTTTGGAAAATACGGTCTTTGGAGAAATTCTCTTGCCATTCAATGGATTAAATAGTTCTATATAGTCATATTTATTTTGAAAAATGACAAATTCCTTCTTCTCTAACGATCTTCAATCAAGCGATTTTTCAAGCGGTCTTGATGCAACATCATACGTAGAAGATGAGTCTAATATTCTTGGTACAGACGCTGGGAAGGTTCAGTTCGTGTTCCCAAGCGATTTGTATAATTCAAATGACTACCCAGGGTTTTCGACGTTTTTCATAAGCGTTGCCTCTGAGTCAACATTGGCAAAAGAACCAACAGCAGTTTTGGCAGAGGGCAAGAGTTATCTTAATTCAAAAACAACTGCTAGAAGCGGAATTTCAACACTCGATAATACTAGAAGGGTTGCGCTTGGTGTCGCCAATACAGCCTCAGCAATAAAAGCAAATAAAGAATCACTTGGAAGTACGGTTAGTAGCGCTTTCGGCAATATTACTTTTTCCGATAAAGTTACGAAGGTTGGAGCGGTTGCAACAACTGCTGTTACTACCGCAAGTGTAGTTGATAAAGGATTAGAAACTCTCAAAACAGAAGTTTCTACAACGGGAACTGTTTTGAATGGTTACAAGCAACTTAAGGCTTGTATTGTTCTGCCAACTCCAAGGATTGAAACTAGGTATGGTCTTTCTTGGTCTGAAGAAGGGGAAGGGCAGATACAGGATCTAATGAATTTAGTATCCATTGGTTCAGGTGCAAATTTGAATCTCAAAAAGGGCGATACTGCGTCTGAGATGTTAACGAAGTTTGCAACAGCGACTAAAGATGTAGCGACATCTGCTATGGATAATATTGGCGGAGGGATGTTTAACAAATCCTCACAAGGCAGAATCCTCGGTCGTTTGCTGAATAAAGCATCCAATCCTCGAAAAGAGCAATTATTCAGAGATGTAAATTTCAGAGACTTCAGTTTTTCCTATACCTTTGCTCCTAGAAATAGGACAGAGGCGCTGAACATCGAAGCAATTATCAAGATGTTCAAATATCACGCTCACCCTGAATTGGATCAAGGCGGTTCTACGTTTACGTATCCTGCTCAATTTGATATTGTACACTATTTCAAAGGCAAGGATGGTGTGGCTAAAGTGAATCCCCATATGCCAAGACATACAACCTCTGTATTAACCAACGTCAGTGTTGATTATTCGGGTGGTGGTTCGGCAAATATCATGTATTTGGATGGTGGATTCCCTGCGATTATTACGATGAATCTTTCCTTTATGGAACTTGCTATTCTTACCAAAGAAGATATTAAGAACGGTTATTAATTATGTACTCAGACTTTCCATTAATCGAATATCCGTTTGAAATTGACGGTAAAACTGTTTATAAAGTAATCCGCGATATTTCTGTTAACCCAAAAATTCGCAGTGATTCTCTTGAGAATCTCTCCGTGTATAGGGTTTATTACTTAAGAGATGGGGATACTCCAGACGTAATTGCACAAAAGTATTACGGGGATTCAAAACTCTATTATTTGGTAATGCTTGCCAATGATAGATTCGATTGGAGGAAGGATTTCCCCCTAACACAAAGCGAGTTGGATTACTATATCAATACAAAGTATCTTCATCCCGATGACGTTCATCATTATGTTGATACAGATGGCAAGATTTTGGACAATTTAACGCGTACAGATGCAGACGGGGATACTTATTTACTAACAAGTCTGCCCGATGTTTATTTTGCGACAGATGACGATGATATTATAAATGGTATACTGCAAACATTTGGATATGAGTATATTGTAGATACCGTAGAAACTGCATCAACTTGCCCATGTCATTCGGGTGTTACCACGTCAAAAACGAAGATTCAATTAACAAGGGATACGGTTGATTATTTGAATG